GCAGGACGACCCGATGACGGCCAAGAGCAAAGTCGATCTGCAGATCGAGCAGATGAAGCTGACTTACGCCAAGACCAAAGACGACGCCGACCGGCAGGCCAAGATGATGCAGGCCCAGATGACGGCGCAAGGCAAGATACAGGACAACCAGATCGACGCGCAGGCCAAGGGCATGGAGGTTCAGGGTCGGCAGCAGGAGCACAATGCCAAGCTGATGCAGATCCAGGCCGACGCCGCCAACAAGCAGCGCGAGCACGAGTTCAAGCTGCGCGAGGCCGCCACGAAGGCGCAGGCCGACCAGCAGAAGCACGCGATGACGATGCAGCATGCGGCGGCGAAAGCCTCGCAGGCCGATCAGATGGCGCAGGACAGAAGGGCGCAGCAGCAATTCCGGATGACGCAGCGGCCCGGCGGGGGCGTCGTTCCATGATGAAGAAGGGCGACCGCGTCAGGTTGACTGCGCGAGCCGCCCGAAGTGCCGCCGAAGGTTACTGCCGTTTGCGCCGCAAGCATCCGCCGGACTGGCTGCATCGCTGCGGCACGGTACAGCACACGCCTGGGATCAGCAGCGGCAACGTTCTGGTGATTTGGGACGGCCTCAAGGGCCACGACAGTTGGCCCAAGGCGGCGCTGGAGCCGATCGATGCCGATCGGTGATCTTGCGCGGCAGGACGAGTACGACGTTCCTCTCGAGCAATCGAGCGGCGTCGGCTGGGCCAACAGGGTTGCGGAGAGACTGCCGGATACGTGGCCGGCACGATTGGCGAGGGACGCGATGGGCGCCGTTCTGGCGCCGGGTCGCGCGCTGCAATCCGATACGCCGATTACGTCGGAGCAGATGATCGAGCCTATGGCTAATTTGGCCGGATTGGTAATGGGTGGGAGTTACGCCAAGCCGGCGACGAGGGATGCGTCGGGGATGGGCATTAGGGCCTATCATTCCTCGCCGCACGACTTTGACAAGTTCGATTTGAACAAGATCGGCACGGGCGAGGGCGCGCAGGTTTACGGGCATGGGTTGTATTTCGCCGAGAACCCGGCGGTGTCGGGGCAGGGCGGGCAGTATTGGAAGCAGTTTTTGAATAGGTTTGGCGGAACAGAGCGGGAGGTCGCCGAACGATTAAAGGCGTCCAACTTTGACCGCAAGGCGGCGACAGGAAACATAGACGAAGAGCTGGCGTGGCTTGAGTACAATGCAAAGCACGCAAGTAACCCGCAAGCTGCGGCAAAACACGCAGAGATGTTGGAGGCATTGCGTAGACTTGAAAGCGGCCAGCCTGTCGGTCCCCGCACTTACGAGGTCGATATCAACGCCGATCCGGCGCATTTTATGGATTGGGATAAGCCATTAAAGGAGATGAGCCAGTCAGTCAAAGATGCGTTGAGAGATACGTGGATGGTTCATCCAGAAGGATATTCGCAACAAACTGGTTCACAGATTTACAAAATCAATGAAAGGCAGATGGCAACTGGTGGGAGCGGTCTAGCATACAAAATGAACGAAGCCGGCATCCCCGGCATCAAGTATCTCGACGAAGGATCGCGCGGTATGGTGCGCCAAGCGGACGAATTGCTAAAAATATACGAGACGCCGGAGCGTGTGCGCGAGGTGGCTCGTCAAGCCATCAAAAGGGGTGAGGATGCCGATTATTGGCAGAGCATTCTGCGCGGCTTGGGTGACAGAACTCACAACTACGTCGTATTCGATCCTGGCATCGTCGACATCATGAAGAAGTACGGCATTGCAGGCGCGGCCGTACCGCCCGTCATGGGCGCGCTCGCCGCCCAAGACAATTATCGGCAATAGGAGGAGACCATGGCCCAAAGCGCACTGACCGTAACGACGCCGAACCCGACGCCGCCGACCAACATGAGTTTTACCGGAGCGACGCCGCCGAACCCGCCGAACTACACCAGGCAGACCCAGAACGACCCCAAGAACTGGTCCGCGACCAATCCGAAGGACTTTCCGCCGCCCTACTTCGACGACGGCTCGGCGGGATCGCTGATTTTGTTCGCGGCCAACACCGCAGCGCTGGCGTCGGGAACGTCGGCGGCCGACAACAATACCGGCACCACGCCGGGCACCGCGGGCGCGGGCGCTGGCGGCACGGGCTTCAACAGCGTCAGCGGTTCCTATCCCGGCGCGGCCAACGGCGTCGTCCCGGCCTCGACCAGCGTGGCGCACGAGGGCGCCGGCACCGAGACCTCGACCACGGGGAGCTATTCCGGCTCGATTTACGCGCCGGTCCCGATCGTGATGACGAGCACGGGGCCGGTCGCGACCACGGCCACGATCCTGGCCGGGCCGAACGCCACGCACGCCTCGACGCTGTCGCCTTCGACCAATCCGACGCTGACAAGTCTGGGCACGCCGTCGTCGGTCTCCGGCGCGAGCGGCACCTACTCGCAGACGGTAACGGGGACCAACTTCACCCGGCAATCGGTGATTTACGTCAACGGCGCACCGCAGACTACGACCTACACGTCGGCGACCAGCCTGACGGCGCCGACCGTGACCAAGAAAACCTCTGCCGGCACTTGGCCGGTGACGGTGGTTACCGGCGGCGTCGTCACCACGCTTCCTCAGACTTGGACCTTTACGTAAAGGAATTTTGCACATGAGCAAAGAACCGACGCGGCCGGCCGACAAGGAAGAACAGAAACAGCAGGTCGAGGCCAAGCGCCCCGAGACCGACGACGCCGAAAGGCGGCGCCTGCTCGAGGAGAAGCCGTTCGATTACATCGAGCGGACCAGGCCGGAAGATCCGAGCGGGCGTCCCGGCCAACTGACCCGCGACAACGTCAACCCGAACATCCCGAGCGGCAAGCCCGGCGATCCGCCGAATTCGGGAGGGATCGTAGATCCGACCAGTCTGGGCATGCCGCAGGGCGGCGTTGCCCCGAAGGAAGCGCAACCGCTGCCGGAAGGCGAGTTGCCGCGCACCGAGAGCATCAACGAGCCGCCCGGCTCCAACGTTTACGGCGTGGCGGTGCCGGAGGGATTGGGGGCTCCCGTCGTGAACTCGCTCGATCCGGAGGAGTGCACGATCGGCGATCAAAGTTTCGACCTCGAGGTGCACGGCGAGAACTTCTTTGCCGGCAGCGTGATCGTGTTCGCGGGGCACGACGAGCCGACGACGTACGACGAGACCGCGGGTACGCTCTCGACCGGCGTGGACATGAGCGTTTGGCACGGGCCGGACACGGTCAAGGTTAGCGTGCGCAACGGTTCGGTCAAGTCCAACGAGGTCGATTTTACGTTTCTGGACGGAGGGGCCGCGCGAGACGCCGATCCCGACGACCTCGAGGAGGAGATCGACGAGGCGGTCGAGAGCGGCGAGGCCAAGTCGATCAGCGCGGCGAAGCCCAAGAGGAAGCGCTGATGGGATTGCCTGTCGTAACGGTTGCTAGCGGCGGTTTGCCGATCGTGGAGGCGACGAGCGGCACGCCTGTCACCGAGGCGGCGAACGGGAGAGGCGTGGCGGTGACGAAGGTCGTCGGCAAGCCGGGATTGCCGGTGACGTTCGAGACGATCGGAGCGGGACCCGGAACGACGTATGCAACGTTGGATGCAGCTTCGGTTACTGCGGTTGCGTTGTCCGGCGGCGGTCTGGTCGCCACCAACACCGGGACGACGTCGACGGATCAGGGTGCAAAGGCGATTGCTGCATCCGGCAAAACCAGCGGCAAATATTATTTCGAGGTGACGTGGACGACGGTTTTTGCCGGTCAGGGCAATCTCGGCGTCGGTATCGGTACTTCGGCCTCGACTTACACCGGCATGGGCAACAACGCTACCACCGGAGACCAAGCATTTCAGTCGGGCTCCACTTATTCGAACGGCAGCATTGTCGGTAGCGGCACCGGGCGTGTTTGGGCCAGCGGCTTTGTTATGGGTATTGCGGTCGATATGGACAATCGGCGTATTTGGTGGCGGCAATCGCCGGCCAGCTTTTGGAACGGTCTTGCGCCGAACGATCCGACGACGAACGTTGGCGGCATGGTAATTCCTGCCGGAACGATGGTGCCGTTCGTTACGTTCGGGGGCACCGGGGGTGTGGCAAACAACGTCTTGACGGCCAACTTTGGTGCATCGGCCTTTAACGGTGCCGTGCCTTCCGGTTTTACGGCAGGGTGGCCGGCATGACCGTCGAGTTAGTCGAAGTCGAGCCCAACAAATGGCGCGTCAAGCGCACTCCGCAGAACTTCGCGCGCTCCGAGCATCCGATCCCTTATGTCATCTCCGACAGCATGCCGCCGACCGAGCAAGTGGACGGCAAGTTCTACGAGAGCAAGAGCACCTTCCGCGCGGTCGGCCGCGCGCTGGGATTGGTCGAGGTCGGCACCGAGAAGTTGACGCCGAAGCCCAAGGGAACGAACCATGCCGACAAGTCGCACAAAGAAGGGCGCAGACGGGCGCTCGAAAAAGCTCTGGCAATCGTCAAAGGAGTATAGCCATGCCCAGCAAAAGCGCGAAGCAGGCTCGCACCATGCGAGCGGCGGCCCACGACAAGGGTTTTGCCAAGAAGATGGACATTCCGCAGAAAGTCGCGCGCGAGTACGTAGCGGCCGACAAGCGCAAGCCGCCCAAGGCATCGAAGCGCTGACAAATCGAGGCACCTCGATTTAGCGAACGAGAACAAATAGGGAAACACTATGTCAGACACTACCGTTGCACCGCAGGGTGCAGCGCCGCCTTCGGCTGCGCCTTCGGCACCCGCCAACGAAGTCCCGATCAACCAGAACCCGACCTCGAGCCCGAACCCGATCGGCTCGCAGGCGCCGGAACGGATCAAAACCGCCAGGGAAAGCCTCCAAGAGGCGTTCGATCGCGCCAGCAATCCGCCGCCCAAGGGCGAGCGGCAGGCTCCGAGGCCGGCGCCGAAGCCGGCCGAGGCCAAGGCCGGGCACAACAACCCGCCGGAGGAAACAGAGAAGTTCGACCTCAAGAAGCCGCCGAGCGACAGGAACAAGATAGCGGGCGAGCCGCAACCGCGCGATCGCGGCCGGTTTGCGCCGCGGGCACAGGACGGGCAAACGGGCACGCCCAATGCCCAAAACGCCCAAAACGCCCAAAACGCCCGACCCGCGCAACCGACGCAATTGCCGGCGCACGCTCCGTTCGCGCAGCCGCCGCAGCGGCTGTCGGAGCACGCCCGGCGGGACTGGGCGACGGCGCCGGAGAGCGTGCGCGGCGAGATCTGGCGCCAGCAGCAGGAATTCGCCAAGGCCTACACTTTCTACAAGGACGACCACGAGGCCTACAAGCCGATCAAGCACTACGCCAAGATGGCAACGGACGCCGGTACGGACTTAAAGACCGCACTCGACAACTATGTCGGGATCGAGAAGAAGCTCCGCGAAGATCCGATCGGGGGGCTCGACCAGATCGTCTACAACCTCAACCTGACCGATCCGCAGACCGGCAAGCGCATCGATTTGCGCGACGTCTCCTATAGCGTGCTGTCGCAGACCCCGGAACAGTTGCAAGCTACTCAGACGAACAACGCCCAGCAGGCGACGCAGCATCAAATGGGCGCGGTACTGCAAAAGCTCGAAAGGCTTGAAAACGAACATAGGCAGATGCAGTATAACGCGCAGCACGCCTACACGCGGTCGGCGATAGACCAATTCGCCTTAAGCCATCCGCGATTGGACGAGCTCGGAAAAGTAGTAGAGCAAGAGCTCAAGTTCGGGTTCGATCTTGAGACGGCATACAGAAGGGCAGAGGCGCTCTACCCTGCCGCACACGCGGCTCAGACCCGCACCACATCGGCTCAGACCCGACCAACAAACCGCAGCATTTCCGGTGCGCCCGACGTGGCTCCCTCAAACGGAGCGTCGAGGAGACCGCAAAAGCCCAGCGGATCGGCACGCGAAGCAACGCTCAACGCCATGCGGCGGTTGAACGGCTCGCTTTGACAATCTGAACCCATGATGGAGAGGCAATCATGCCCAACGTAACGACCAATGCGGCCTATCAGCAAATTCTTTCCATGGCGCTCGAGGATCGCAGCTCCGGCTATCAGGACCTCGTTTCCAACAACAACGCGCTGCTTGCGGTGCTGAAGCGCAAGGGAATGTGGAAAACCTATTCGGGTCCGAAAATCCGCGAGACTTTGCAAATCGGCAAGTCCAGTGCGCAGTGGTATTCCGGATACGACCAATTGCTCAATCCGGCGATCGATTTGTTCAACGACGCGTTCTGGGACCCGAAGATGGTGGTGGTCCCCGTTATCCTCAGCATGCAGGAGATCCTCAACAACGAGGGCGAGGCGCAACTACTCGACGTTTTTACGACTTACATCGAGGCCGCAGAAAAAGCGCTGGAAGATGCCATGGACGCCGGCATCTACAGCGACGGCACGGCGAACGGAAACAAGCAAATCACCGGGTTGGCGACGGCGCTGCCGATCCTGCCGAACACGGGCGTCTACGGCGGCATCGATCGCGCCTCGGCGACGATCTGGCGGCCGTCGACGTTCGATCCGCACGGCACTGCCGGCACGGTGACGCTGGCGCCGATCGGCCCCCAGATGACGAGCACGACCATCCGGCCGATGCTCAACTACGTCATGACGCGGCAATCCCGCAACCGCGACTATGCGGATCTTCTGATCATGTCGCCGGAGCACTACGCGGCCTACGACGCCGCCACGGTCGCAATCCAGCGGCAGCAGAACTCGACGTCGCTGGGGCAGCTCGGGTTCTCCGCGCTGGAATACATCGGCGGCGGCAAGCGCGCGGAGATCGTGCTCGACGGCGGCATCGGCTCCAATATGCCAGCCAATACCACGTTCGGCATCAATACCGACACCATGCGGCTGCGCTATCACCCCAACCGCAACTTCGACAAGGTGTTCGATGGCGACGGCATGATGCCGATCGACAAGGACGCCATCGCTCAGTTCATCGGCTGGATGGGCGAACTGACGATGACCAATCCGCTGTTCAACTGGCGGTTCTACGACAGCAACCCGGCGGCCTAACACGTCTTTGCAACAAGCCGTCGAGTAACCGGAGCCGCATGCAGTCCCCCTGCCCTATGCAGGCGGCTCCGGACCCCTGCCACCAACGGAGAAAGCGATGCGTTATTTCGATCCCGACGAGGCTCTCGTCGTAACGTTCAAATATCTGGCTTTCGAAAACGAAAGCAAATCCCTGGAAGAGGGCCGCCCGATTTACGACGACGTCGAAGTCTGCGAAATCCGCTCGCCGGGGTCCAAGGAAGTCAAAGTGTTCCCGGCAACCGAGTTCTCCCGCTGGATGGACGATCGCTTCACCGGGCGGCAACGCAAGCAGAGCTACGCCGAGCGTTTTCAGCATCAATACCGGCAATTCAAGGAGCATGCGGCGCAGACCAAAACCGGCACGCCGCTGGATCGCGTGCCGTTCCTGTCGGACGGCCGCCGCGCCGAATTGCGCGCCCAGAACGTCTACACCGTCGAGCAACTCGCCGCGATCGACGGCAGCGAACTGAAAAACCTCGGTCCTGGCGGTCGCGAGTTCAAGAACAAGGCGACGGAATTCATCGAGGAAAGCAAGGGCTCGGCTCCCAACAAGCAGATGGCCGCCGAACTAGAGGCGCTGCGCGCCCGCAATGCCCTGCTCGAGGAGGACGTGGTCGCGTTCAAGAACAAGCGCGAGCTCGACGAGGCCGAGTTCGAGCCGATGACCATGGAGCAGTTGCGCGAATACATCACGATCAACACGGGGCGAGGCCCGGTCGGCCAGCCCAACCGCAAGAACTTGGTGCGAATGGCAATGGAGTGTCGGCCGGACAAGGTGGCATGACATGACGCTGCTGTCGGTAACGAAGGACGTTTGCGCAGTGGTCGGCGTGCAAGTGCCGACCAGCGTATTCGCCAACATTGCCGGCAACCGTACCATGACGGAAATGTTGGCGTTGGCGAACGAGATGGCACAAACCATCGCCTACGACGGCCGGGACTGGACGCTGCTGCGAAAGGTTCGCACGATTGCGGGCGACGGCATCACCACGGCGTTCGACATGCCGGTCGATTACCGGCGGTTTCTGCTGACCTCGAACGTGTGGCGCTCGACGTCGACGCAGCAGCCGATGCAATTCGTCTCCGATACCGACGAGTGGACGAACCGGCGGCTGTCCGGCAACGCCGATTGGACGGCCGGCAGTTGGGGAGAGTGGACCCTGCTCGGCGGCCAGATCCACATTTTCCCGGCGCTGTCCGCGACGGACACCGCCTATTTCGCCTATCTCGACAAGAACTGCGTCAACTTGAGCAGCGGCGGTCACGGCGACGTTTTTCTGGCCGACGCCGACACGTTCGCGCTGGACGAGCGCGTGCTGAAGCTCGGCATGATCTGGCGTTGGAAGTCGCAGAAGGGCTCGCCCTACAACGAGGATCTGGCAACCTACGGCGACGCGCTGTCCAACGTATCCGGACGCGACAGTCCGGCGCCGATCCTGATCCCGCGGCCGATCGGCACCGGCACTTGGGGGCGGTCCTATGGCAGTTTCTAGCCGCCAGGTAATGCCGAGCGTCGGCGCGTTCAACATCGCGCTGGAGGGCCCTGCCGGACCTCCGGGGGCAATGGGATCGCCGGGCTCGACGGGGCCGCCGGGGCCACCGGGGCCTTTGGGGCCGCCGGGAGCGGACGGCGCAACGGGGCCGCAGGGACCGCAGGGCGTCCCCGGAGCGGACGGCACCAGCGGCTCGTCGGATTGGGCCGACATCGCCAACAAGCCGGCAACGTTTCCGCCGGCCGCCCACAATCATCCGATTAGCGAGGTTACCAATCTTCAGACCGCGCTGGACGGCAAGGTAAACGATGCCGGCGACGTCATGACCGGCACGCTGACGCTGCCGAACGGCACCGGAGCATTGCCGTCGCTGGTGGGCGTCGGGTTTGCAACGACGGGATTGGCTTGGTCCGGCTCCGGGTTGAACCTCTGCGCGGGCGCGGTTTCCAGAATGCAAGTCGGCAGCACCAACGTTGCGACCACGATACCGATCATCGGTCCCAACGGCGTCGTCGCTACGCCGGCTTATGCGTTCAGCGCCGAAGCCAGCAGCGGGTTTTATCGCAAAGGCACCGGATCGATTTCGGTGTCCGGCGCCAACTCCGAAGTCATGAACTGGGTCGGCAGCAGCAAGACTACGACGGCGTTCGGTCCGGTCTTGCTGCCGAACGTCGCCCCGAGCAACGTGCTGGAGGCCACGACCAAGCAATACGTCGACGGATTGAATACGCTGAACGTTCTCAAGGCCGGCGACGTCATGAGCGGCGCGTTGCGGGTCGGTACGACACTTCCGGCCCCGTCGTCGGTAGATACCATTAGCGGCAAGTGGCTCGCGACGGACGCCCAAGTCGGTTTCAACACCTATCCCAATTTCGCCTCTACTCAGTTTTTGACGCAGACCACCGGGTTCGGCGGCGCGATCGGGTTCAACGTTGCCAACGGCACCATGACGTTCATGACCGGTCCGAGCAGCGTTACGGCCGGTCAAGTCATCAACATGGCCGCGTTGGCAACGCTGACTGTCACCGGACAGTTCGCCCCGAAATCCGTCTCCATTACCAGCGTCGACAATTTTAATCTGTACAACGTTGTTTCTACCGACACGCCGGGAATGTCGGGCAGCATGGGCGTGAATACCGGCTGGCTTGGCTTCAACGCTATCGGCAGCAACGGTTTTCTTTGGGCAGGGGCCGGCAATTCCAGAATGACTTTGGCCCAAGGCGGCGGGCTCAACATTTCCGCGCCGGGCGTGACGACGACGGCGGGGCTGTTCGTCACCGGGGCTACCGCGCAGCACGCCAGCGATTTCAGGTCTAGCGCCACCAACTTTTCCGCCGTTATCGGCTGGGCGCAGGCTACCACGCATTACGGCTCGTGCGGCAAGGACGCGGCCGGCACCAAGTACAGTTTCTACGGCAGCACGGGCGCGTTCATTGCGGCCGGCACGTGGGCGACCTCGGACGGCCGCCTGAAGAGCGTCTCGCGCGAGGTCGATCCGATCGCGGCGCTCGCCGCCGTCAACGCGCTGACGGTCAAGGAATTTACCCCGGCCTCGCCGGCCGCGCGCTCCTCGTTCTTCGGCACCGAAGACGTCGTCTCCGACACGCTCTACGGCTGGAACGCGCAGGAGGTCGAGCTCGTGATCCCGATCGCGGTGCGCGACATCCCGTTGTCTCCCGACGATCGCGTGCTGCGTTCGGCGCTTAAATCCGTTCCGATGCCGGAGCTCGACAGCAAGGAAGCCGAGGCGCTCGGCGCCGAGGATCTCAGCATCAAGGCCATCAACGACCGCTACATGCTGACTACTTTGTGGACGGCCGTGCAAAGACTGTCCGTTCAGAACGACGAATTGCGCGCCGAAGTGGATCTTTTGAAAACAGGCGGGGCGTGATGGCAGCATACAACGCCTACAAACGCGTTCCGGTGCCGCCGCAACTGGCGCAGAAGCTCGAGGTCGTCACCTTCCCGGCGCCGACCCGCGGCCTGATGCTGGCCGACAACGAGGCCTTTACCCAGCCCGGCTCGGCGGTGGTGATGGACAATTGGAAGCCAACCTTGCGCGGCGCCTCCCTGCGCGGCGGCTGCGTGCGCTGGACTACGCTGCCGGAAACCACGCCGGTTGTTTCCGCCTTCCAATACGTCTCGGCCAATAATCAGCAGATGTTTGCGGCCAACGCCGCCAAATTGTACAACGTGACCGCGGGCGGCTCGCCGCCGACGCTGGTCAAGTCGGGACAGACCTCCGGCAACTACGCCGCCTCGCAACTGGCCAACCAGGGCGGCGATTTTCTGCTTGCGGTGAACGATGCCGGCGACGCGCCGCTGCGCTACGACGGCACGACGTGGACGACGCTCGCCTATACGGCGCCGGCCAATTGGGCGAACGGCACGGTCTACGCCTTGGGCGCCAGGGCGACGGACACGGCCGACAACACCCACTGGAAGGCAGCGGTCGCCCACACCGCCGCCGCCGCCGGCACGTTCCTCGCCGACCGTACCGCTCACCCTACGTTCTGGGTAACGGACACGGCCTCGGACGGCCTCCCTTGGATCACCGGACCCTTGGGCTCGAACGTCGTCGACGGCCGCAACCTCGTTTACGTCAACAAATATCGCAATCGCTGGTTTTTCGTCGAAGCATCCTCGATGAACGCCTGGTACCTGCCGCTCAACGCGGTGGGCGGCGCGTTGCAGATGATCCCGCTTTCCGGCGCCGCCACCCGCGGCGGCAAGCTGCTGTTCTGCGCGACGTGGTCGATCGATGCCGGCGACGGTACCGACGACAAACTCGTGTTCGCGACCGATCTCGGCGAGCTCCTGATCTTCACCGGCAGCGATCCCTCGAGCGCCGCCAACTGGAGGCAGGAGGGCCGCTACCAAGTCTCGCCGCCGATGGGCATGAACGCCTGGATGTCGCTGGGCGGGGATCTGTTGATCGCCACCACGTCCGGCATCGTCCCGACCTCGGCCGCCATTACCAAGACCACCGAGGAGCTCGAGCTCGCCGCAATCACCCGCAACATCAAGCAGATGTGGCGCGACGAGGCCGCCGCCAAACGGCAGTGGCCTTGGACGCTTACGAATTGGGAGGAGTTTGGCGGCATCTTCGTCACTTGGCCGGGCGGCGCGCCGGGCAAGCGCTACTGCGCCGCGGTCAACGCCTCGACCGGGGCATGGTGCCGGCTGGTCGGCTACGACGCCACTTGCTTCGTGCGCTCGCGAGCGGACATGTTTTTCGGCACGCAGGACGGCAAAATCATGCAGGCCGACCGCACCGGCTACGACGACGGCGTGCCTTACGTGGCGACCTTGGTGGGCGGTTGGGAAGTGTTCCAGGCGCCGGGGCAGACTATCACTTGGCGGCAGGCAAGGGCCTCGTTCGCGTCGAGCGCGGGGCAGCCGTTCCAGCCGCAATTGTCGGCTTGCACCGATTACGTCGTGACGCTGCCGACGCCGCCGCCGGCCGGGCCCGATCCCGGCCTTGCCGACGTCTGGGATCAGGGCCGCTGGGGTCCGGACATGGGGCCGCCGCCGCCTCCCGTACCGACAACCCCGGAGCGCGACGCCTACGGGCAGTGGGATCAGACCTATGCCAGCCGGCAGGTGGTTCGCAACACGATGTGGGTCAGCATCGGTTTTACCGGGTTCTCGCATGCGCCGATCGTGCAGGTAACGGTGGCGCAGAACGCCAAGCCGAACGTGGATTTGATCGCAATCAGCGCCGCGTTCGAGCGGGCGGGCATCAACGTCTGAGGGAATTAGAATGGCCTATCCCCAGGTAGACAGCAGAGGATACCCCATCCCGACTACTCCGGAGGGATTGGATCGGCCGTTGATAACGATCGATCCGGTAACCGGAGAACCGATTTTGGACACTCGGCCGCAGATGCCGGACGCGCCGCGTCCCGAAATGTCGTCCGCAAAGTCGCAGCGCGACGCCATTGCGGCGGCGATCCTGCGCAACAACATGCAGCGCGCCGGCTATAACCCGCCGGCTTACCAGATTTGGGGCGGCGGCTACGGCGGGCCTGCGGGCGACGCAGGCGGCTACGGTTACGGTGCGCCTAGTGGTGCGCCTAGTGGTGCGCCGTCCGGTGCGGTCAGCGCGGCTCCTGGCGCGGCTCAGGGTCATTCGGCGGCGCCCTCGGCGGCGCCTTCGGTCAGCGGAAAGGGCGGCATCGGTTCCGACGCCGCGGCGGCGCCCAATCAGGCTTCCGCAATGACGTCGGAGGCCATGCAGGGCTTCCCGGTGGGACAGGTCAATCGGGGCGACATTGCCGACATCGGTCAGGTCGGCGTCGTCGGCAAAACCTCGCCGAACGTCTCGATCCAGAACGCGCCCCAACCGGACATGAGCATCGCGCAAGATCCGATGGGCTTTCCGTACGGTTTCCCGGCGCCGACAGCGCCCGTGACGGTCTCGCCGCCGCAGAGCGATCCCGCGCAAGCTCCGGTCGGCAAGAACGCGCCGCACGCCGACCCGACGCACGGGCCTCTGGGCAAGGGCTTCGTCGGCCCGCAAAGCCTTTTCGGCGTGCCGACAAAAGGCGTTCCCGTCATGAGCGTAACGAAGGGCGAGCCCACGGCAGAAGAGGATGCGGCCGAGTTGGCGGCGCTCAATGCCATTGCCGTCCAGAAGGGCTACATGAGCCCCGAAGGCGTGCCGAGCCCGAACACCACGGCCGTATCCCTCGGAAAATCGGCACCGTCAGTGTCGATGGGCTTTACCGGCTTTGCGCCGAGCCCGGCCGGCGTGGTCGGCAAGGGCAGCGTCAACGCCAACCAGGGCTTTACCTCGCTCGGCAAGGGCGATCCGGACAATCCGACCACCGAAGCGCCGGCACCCGACGCTGCTACGGTAGACGAAAGCGAGGGCCTGGATACGTCCGCGCCCGCACCGGCACCGGCTCCGAATGCGCCGGCACCGCCAAGTCTCGGCGATCCCACGGGACATGCACTCTCCTCTCCGTACGGTCAGGCACCCACTGCGCCGCAATCGTCGCTGTCCCCCGCCCAAGCAGCTCTTGCCGCGGCAATTGCCGGCAAGGGTCCGGTCGGACCGCTCGGGCATCCTTCGGCCGTCACCACCGCGGAGCAAACTGCTCCCGACCCGACCGGACTGCAGTCCGATCCGGGTCTTGCGGCCCAGCAATCGGACGCCGCCGCCGCTTTGGCTGCGGACGTCGGCACCCCGCCCGGCCTGCAAGAGAGTTTGGGCATTACCGCTGCCAACGTCACGGAAGGCCTCGACGCAGCGCAGGCCCAGGCCGCCGTAAACGCGGCCGTTACCCAAGGGCTGAACACTGCGCAAACCGCGGCGGCCAACGCCTTCGCGGAAAGTCCGCACGGCCAGATCACGGCTCCGGCGCCGGCTCCCGCGCCGGCACCGACGCCGGCACCGACGCCGCTGGGCTATACGCAAGAGGAGACCGTCGCCGACCCGGCGGTTACCGCCATCAACGCGGTCATAGGCAAGACCACGCCGACCGATCCCAACCACGAGTTCACGCCGCCCGCGGTCCAAATCGAAAGCATGCCGCCGCAATTCGCCGATCCGTTCTCCGATCCGGCCGCCGTGGATGCCGCGATCGCCCAGAGTTTGGGCCTGAGCCCGACGACGGGGCCGACCCAAGGGTTCAACCTCGGTTCTCCCACGGCTGCGGCCGTGGCGGAAGGGTTGGCCAATGCTGCGGCGGCAACTGCGTCGGAAGGCGGCGTAACCGGCAGCAGCGTCGGCATCGGCAGCAGCGTCGGCGCCGAGGGCGGCTACGGCGACAATGCCAGCCCGTCCGGCGGTTACGGCGACAGCGGGCCGGCCAGTCCCGGCGCACCGGCCGGCGGCTACGGCACGACCGGCAACACGGGCGACGACGGCGCCAGCCCGGCCGGCGGCTATGGCAATAGCGGGCCGGCCGGCGGCTACGGCACTTCGACGGGCGACAGCACCAGCAGCCAGGGCGGCTCCCTCGGCGGCAGCGACGGCGGTACCGGAGATGCCGGCGGCGACAGCGGCGGCCTCGGCGGCGAGGGAGGCTGGTGATGCTCGATTACGTCTACGGCCACGACGAAACCGTCGCGCACTTCGTGGCGCAACTGATCCCGGTCATGGGAGGACGCGAGTTCGCGCCGGCCTCCAAGGCGATCGGCGTTATCGACGAGGACGGCAGGCTGATCGCGGGGCTGGTCTATCACAATTGGGACGAGCGCGCCGGCACCATCGAGATGTCCGGCGCGGCATTGCCTGGCAAATATTGGCTCACAAGAGAAACGCTGAAAAGAATTTACCAGTATCCGTTCCTTCAGATGGGTTGCCAGATGGTGATTATGCGGGTCGCGGAAGACAACGTCGTGCTGCGAACCCTGAAACAACTCGGCTACGCCTTCGTCCGGATCGAGCGGCTGCT